TCTCACTTTTTCTTACGTGCAACTTTTCGGAAACCATTTTCCCGCGTAAATTTATGCTAATATGAGAAAAAGGAGCCGAAAACCATGCAGATGTGCCGACACCCAGGATGCCCCGCCTTCGTCCGGTCTGGCTACTGCGAAGCACACCAGTCTCGCCGCCGTTATTGTGCCGAACCCGGCTGCTCGGTCATCCTCGAGGATGGTTCTGCGTGGTGCCGCGACCATCATCCCAAGCGCAAGCACGACCTGATCCGAGGCACCGGCACGGCGCGAGGATACGACGCGACATGGGAGCGGTGCCGCGATGCCTTCATGGCGCAAAATCCTTTATGCTTCCGGTGCGAGCAGGCGGGGAAGGTCGTCCCGGCTGTGCTCGTCCACCATATCCGCAGCCTTCGGGAGGGCGGCGCTCGGCTCGACCACGCCAACCTCATGCCGCTGTGCCGAAGATGCCACAATTACATCCACTCGAAAGGAGCCCGTTGATGCCGGCGAGAAAACCAACAGCCGTCAAGATCGCGCAGGGTACGGCGCAAAAGTGCCGGATGAACCCCAACGAGGCCGAGCCTCCTGTCGAGATCCCAAACCCGCCAGCGTGGATGCTTGGCGATTCTGTCGCTATGGCCGAGTGGCGGCGAATCACCCCGATCCTGCACGAGCAGGGGCTGATCTCCCACATGGATCTCGCCGAACTCGCCATCTATTGCAGCGCGTATTCCGAGAACGCCGCCGCCGAGATCCGGGTGCAGAACGAGGGAACATACGTCATGAACCGCTTCGATGAAGAAGTGGTCGCGCCATGGGTCGGCGTCCGTGAGAAAGCGCAGCAGAAGATGCACACGTTCCTGCGGCAATTCGGCATGACGCCTGCCAGTCGCTCGGGCGTGAAAGCGGTCAAGAAGGAAAAGGACAACCCACTTGCTGAATTCCTGAAGCCGATCCCCCTTACCGTCGTCAAATGACTCCCGTCGCCCGGCTCAACCAATACTGCGCCGACATCCTTAACGGCACCATTCCAGCGTGCCGCACGGTCGTTCAAGCCTGCCAGCGGCACGTTGACGACCTGAAGAAGAAAAGCCGATGGAGATTCGACGAGGCCAGGGCTAACCGGGCGTGCGGATTCATCGAGATGCTTGTCCACGTCAAGGGCAAGTGGGCCGGCGACCTGATCCACCTAGAGCCGTGGCAATGCTTCTGCATCGGCATGATCTTCGGATGGGTGGACAGAACCACCGGCCGTCGCCGCTTTACTGAGGCGCTGATCTTCGTCCCGAGGAAGAATGGAAAGTCGATCCTGGCAGCAGGCATCGGCGTCTATATGTTCCTCGCTGATCAAGAGCCGGGCGCGGAAATATACTCAGGCGCCACGACCGAAAAGCAAGCCTGGGAAGTGTTCCGGCCGGCGAAGCTGATGGTGGACAAGTCCCCAGGCATCAAGGCGACCTTCGGCGCCGACGTGTTCGCCAAGTCCATGTATCACGGTGCGGCTGGATCCAGGTTCGAGCCGATCGTCGGCAAGCCGTCAGACGGCGCAAGCCCCAGCCTCGCCATCGTGGACGAGTATCACGAGCACGACACCAGCGACCTCTACGACACGATGATAACCGGAATGGGCGCACGCTCTCAGCCGCTCGTGCTCACCATCACCACGGCGGGAACCAACCAGGCAGGCCCGTGCGGGATCTATTTTGACCGGGTGACGAAGATCCTCAACGGCACCCTCGAGAATGACCGCATCTTTGGCATCCTCTATGGCATCGACAAAGAGGATGACTGGACCGATCTGGAAGTCTGGAAGAAGGCCAACCCCAACTATGGCGTCTCCATTGACGACGAGTTCCTGATCCACCAGCTCGAAACAGCCAAACAAACGCCGTCGAAACAGAACATCATCCGGTGCAAGCACCTGAATCAATGGCTGACCGTCGATACCGCGTGGATGGACATTCTCAAGCTGGAAGCCTGCCGATACGCCAAGCTGACCATCGAATCAATGAAGGGCAAGCGGTGCATCCTCGGCCTGGATCTGGCGTCGAAAGTGGATCTCGCGGCGCTGGTTGCTGTGTTCTTTGACGACGCCGACTATTGGGTGTTCGGGAAATACTATTCGCCCAGGGAGACCGTGGAGAAGGAAGAAAACCAGCACTATCGAACCTGGGAGATCGAGGGCCGCCTGACCGTAACCCCAGGCGCGACCATCGACTACGATGAGATTAAGGAAGACCTGCGCCAATGGTATGCAGCCTTCGGCGTCGAGGCGGTTGCCTACGATCCGTTCCAGGCCACGCAGATGAGCCTAGAGCTGACGAAAGAGACAATCAACATGGTCGAAGTCCGGCCAACCGTGCTCAATTTCAGCGAGCCGATGAAGGAAGTCGAGAGCGCAGTCTACGGCAAGCGGTTCCATTACGACGCCTGCCCGATCCTGCACTGGATGTTCGGCAACGTCGTGGCGCATTACGACAAGAAGGACAACATCTATCCCAACAAGGTCCGCAACGAAAACAAGATCGACGGCGTGGTTGCTGTTATATCGGCCGTCAACCTGATTATGCGTCTTCGGAACGCGGCACCGCCCGAGCCGCAGATTTTCTTCCTGTGAGGTGAGTATGGAATATCTGAGTGTCGAGTCGGCACAAGCCGTTGTCCGAAGAGCGCGTCTGGTGGCCGAGTATGTCGTGGGCGTCGGTGCCCGCTGCCCGCTGTGCGGCGACTGGGGCGCGAGGCTCTACCGTTGCGTCGTCAGACCTCCTGGCGGGCGCGTGGAACGCCGGTATCATATCTGCATCGCTTGTCAGTGGAAATTCAGGTCAGAGCGTAAAATTACGCCACCATAGCCTCCGAATCGTTGACCCCTACCGGCTCCCCCGCCTATGTTAAGAGCAGAGCAGGCGGAAGCCGGGAGGGCAGATGGGCCTTATCGAATGGTTCAAGAAAACAATCACAGGCGATCAAGAGCAGGTACAGGACGCACTTGTGCCGGTTCGAGCTTCAACGACGCACACCGCGCCAATGAGCATCGAAACGCTGACGGAGCTGATCGGTAGCACCAGTCAGTCCGCTTCCGGTGTGTCCGTAACGCCCGCCGCCGCTATGCGGCAAGCCACAGTTTACAGTTGCATTCGGCTGATGTCCGAAACCGTCTCCCAGCTTCCCCTGCATCTATACGAACGAATCGGCGACAGCCGCGAGCGAGCGACCACGAACCCGCTCTACACGCTTCTCCGCTCGACTCCAAACGGCTTTCACACGGCCTCCGAGTTCTGGCAATTCATCGTCGCGTGCGTTCTTCTGCGTGGCATGGCGGCAGCATACAAGGTCATGGTTGGAAGCAGGCTCCGAGAGCTTATTCCGATCTCGCCGGACAGCATCAATGAGATCTGGCGCGGCACACGCCGGTCCTACAACGTCATCTTGCCGGACGGGCTATCTCAAGAGCTTGGCCCGGAAAATTTCCTCATCGTGAAGGGCCTCACGCTTAACGGCCAGGACGCAATTTCCCCCATCAAATACATGGCCAACAGCATCGGCCTCGCCATCTCGACGAATGACTACAGTTCCAAGTTCTACAAGAACGGCGCACGGCCGTCTGGCGCTCTCGAAACCGACGCGGCTCTCGACCCCGAGAAGGTGAAGGCGCTGCGAGAAGCATGGAGCCTCCAACACGGTGGCAGCAACGTCGGTGGAACCGCCGTCCTGACCGCTGGCCTAAAGTTCAAGCCGATGTCTATGAGCAACGAGGACGCGCAATTGCTCGAGTTGCTCAACTTTTCCCGTGGCGAGATCGCCGGCATCTATGGCGTCCCTCCGCACATGATCGGCGCCATCGAGAAAACAAGCTCCTGGGGCACGGGACTGGCCGAGCAGAGCCTCTCTTTCATCAAATACACCATTGCCCCGTGGCTGAACCGAATTGAGCAGTCCATTTCTCGCGATCTGCTGACCCCGGCCGAGCAGAAACGCTTCTATCCCGAGTTCCTGACAGAGCAGTTCCTGCGCGGCGATACCAAAAACCGATACGAAGCCTATAAAGTGGCTCTTGGCGGGACGCAAAACCCTGGCTTCATGACACAAAACGAGATTCGACACCTCGAAAACCTGCCTCCTGTTGAGGGCGGCGACAAGCTCTACCAGCCTGAGCCATCGGCCGGGCGAAAGGAAGAAGGCGGCAGCGATGAAGAACAAGCTCCGACTGAAAGCGACCCTCCGACAACGCGGTAATTTCCGTGCCGAGGGCAACGAGATCATGCTTTACGGCGTGATTGGCTCGTTTTATGACGACCTGGACGGGAAAAAGGTCGTTGACGCCATCAAGGCGATGAAAGGCGACATTTCCGTGCGGGTAAACAGCCCAGGCGGCGACGTTTTCGACGGGATAGCCATCGCCAACGCGCTGCGTGAGCATGACGGCAAGGTAACGGTTCACGTTGATGCTCTAGCCGCGTCCATCGCCTCGATCATCGCCATGGCTGGATCCGAGATCGTCATGCACGACGGTTCTTTCCTCATGATCCACAACCCCTGGACCGTGGCGATGGGTGATTCCGCAGAGTTCCGCAAAACAGCCGAAGTTCTGGATAAAGTGGCGGGGTCTATGCGTGGCATCTATCAGAAGCGCACCGGCAAGACGGACGAAGAGGTTAAGGCGATGATGGACGCCGAGACCTGGCTCACGGCGGAAGAAGCCGTTGCCGCCAAGTTCGCCGATTTCGCCGGCGAAGCACCGTCCGAAGAGGAAACGGCGCTGGCTGCTCTCGCCGAGTTCGACCTGTCGGTATTCGACCGGGTTCCCGAGTCTCTCAAGATCGCGGCCAAGGCCAGCAAGCCTCAGACGGTGCGCGAGCTTGAGAAGGTGCTGCACAACATTGGTTACAGCCGAGCCGAGGCAAAAGCGGTTGCCTCCGCTGGTTTAGCCGCTCTTGAACGGCGGGATGCCGGGTCAGAGGAAGACAGCGCGAGGCTGTTGGCTGCTCTCGAAAACCGCAAAAAAGCAATACAAGGAGTGTAAATATGAGCCTCGAAAAGATCCTGAACACGCTCGACGAGCAGGGAAAACTGTTCCATGAGTTCAAGAAAGCCAATGATGAGCGCGTTGCCAAGCTCGAAGCAAATGGCGCGGTTGGCGAAGTGAACACCAAGCTGGCCAAGATGGAAGCGGCTTTCCAGAAGAATGAAGAGACCCTGGAAAACCTCGAAAAAGCCATCGCCGCCAACAACCGTATCGACTTCGGCAAATCCCCGGAAAAAGAACGCCACGCCAAGGCTTTCGCCAAGTTTGTCATCACCGGAGACGACTCCGAGCTGAAGGCCATCAAGGCAGCGGTCAAGGTGTCGTCCGACCCTGACGGTGGGTTCGCCGTGCCGGAAGACCTCGACGCCGTTGTCGATAAACTCATGCTGGAATCGTCTCCGATGATGCAGCTTTGCGGCATCAAACGCTTCGGCGCCAACTACAGCAAGCTCGTCAACGTTCGCGGCGCGACCACGGTCAACAGCGCAGAGCTTGCCGTCATCAGCGAGACCGCAACCAGCAAACTCGTGAAGATCACCCCGGTCTACGGCAAGAGGGTTGCCGAGCCGATTATCTCTCAAGAGTCTCTCGAAGACATGATGTTCGACCCCGAGGAATGGGTGCGGGATGACGTTTCGGAAGAGCTTTTCGAGAACCTCGAAGAAGAGTTCATCACCGGCGACGGCAGCCTGAACAAGACCAAGGGCTTCTTGTCCTATCCGACCAGCACCGCCGTTGACGGCACTCGCGCCTTTGGCGCGTTGCAGATCATCAACTCGGGCGTCTCCGCTGGCTTCAAAGCTCTCGACGCCGCCACCGGGGTCAACCCCGCTGATTCCCTGATCGACATGCAGACCGCTCTCAAGGAAAAGCATCACGCCGGGTCCGTCTGGCTGGTAAACCGATCCGTCAAGGGCACCATGCGGAAGTTCAAGGACAACGACGGCAACTATCTCTGGCAGCCTCGCATCACCATCGGCGAACAGGAAATGCTGCTCGGGTATCCCCTCCGCACCTCGCATTTCATGCCCGCCGCGGCTGCTGGCTCCCTGTCGGTCGTGTTCGGCGACTTCAAGCGGGCAATCCTCCTGATTACCCGCCCGGGACTGTCGGTCGTTCGCGATCCCTACACCCGGGCCCCCAATCTCCGCTTCGTGTTCTCCAAGCGGTACGGCCTGATGCTCCGCAACTCTGAGGCGCTGAAGATCCTCCGCTTCGCCGTCTCCTAATCCTCCCCAAAGCCTGCCCTTCGGGGCAGGCACCATAACCGAAAGGATAGCGCCATGAAGAACATCTTTTTCGCTCTGTTCCTGGTTCTGCTGCTCCCCCTCGTCGGATTCTCCCAGGATCTTGCCACGCAGCTCGACATCACGAACGCTCTCTCCCCCACCACCGGGTCCAGCGATCTCACCGGGTCCGCCATCGACAACCGCAACTTCAAGAGCACGCTGATCGGCATTTACAGCTCGGCCAACGCCTCTTGGTCCGCCGCGGCGTTCGCCACTGTCGAGATGACCCACTGCGCCAGTTCGACCGGCACGTTCACCGCGGTCATCGCTCAGGACGTCGTGGGTGTCACCCCCGACGCTTCTGGAACCATCCATACCTTTGACGAAGCCACCACGGCCGACTCCTACAACGAAGTCCTGTATCTTGGCCGCTATCCCTACTTCAAGATCGCCGTAGACATGACCGGCGTCCTCGATGTCGCCACT